ATTTTTCTGCAAAAATAAATGAAACTCATCTAGGTATTGATGTATCAATTTACCTCAGTAGTATAATTTCTGCAAATAATGGTAAAGGCACAAGAGTTAGAGGTCAAACATCAGGTATAGAAGCAACAATAAAGAATTTTATCTTACCACCTTCAGAAGGTGTTGAAAATATTACCATCTTTATAAAGTATCAGACATCAGGAGATGATGGAGAAAGTAAAGCATTCCCAGATGGTGAAGTTTTAATATTAGAAGAACCACTTACTTATGGTAATACCACATTAACAGTTGGTGAAACAGTTTTGACACTTGTATCTGAAGATGCAACTGCGACTGGTTCAGCATTTGGTGTCAGTAAAGGTGTATACTTTATGCGTGGTTCATTTGTAGATGTCCCGACTTCATTAATCATATTAGAACCATATAATACTGAACCATCATATAGAGTTGGATTTCAAATATCTGAAGAAATAATAAACGCTAATGATGACTCATCACTTTATGACAATGCTCAAGGATTTACTAACTTTGCAGCACCAGGTGCAGATCGATTTAAAATATCAGTACAACTTGCAAAAAAATCACTGAATGATTATGAGGATACTAATTTTGTAGAATTATTCAGAACAACAAACGGTGAAACTAAAAAATTACAAAATTCCTCAGTATATTCGGAAATAAAAAAATATTTTGCAAAAAGAACATTTGATGAATCTGGAAACTATGCCATAGATCCATTTCGGGTAACTCTTCAAGATTCATTAAATGATGAAGTTGGTTCTGGAGGATTATATACAGAAAATCAATTAACTGATAAAGGAAATACACCCACTGATGATTTATTATGTGTTAAATTATCACCAGGTAAAGCATATGTAAGAGGTTTTGATGTCTCATTACCAGGCACAACTGTAATAGATGTTGAAAAACCAAGAGATACAAAAGATGTTAATACTGCATCAATCCCATTTAGTATGGGAAGTATGATAAAGGTTAATAATGTTACTGGAGCACCTTTAATAAGCATTGGGGGAGATACCACAAATATTGTTGAATTAAGAAATGAAAGAAAAGGTTCATCTGCACACGTAGGTGCAGGTCTTACTATTGGAGAAGCAAGGGTATATTCTTTCAGTGCATCAGACGCACCTTATTCTGGTGCAACAACAAATTTTGATTTACATTTATATGATATTCAAACATTTACAACACTTCAAACAAATAATATAACTGAATTTACTCTTGCAGATCTTGTTCCTGGTACAAAGGTAAGAGGTGTAGCCAGTGGTGCTATTGGTTATCTAGCTTATCAAGTTAATTCAACTGGTGTTAATGAATTTACTTTGTGCCAAACAACTGGAACATTTATAAAATCAGAAAATATTATATTTAACGAAGACGAATCTAAATCTGCTGCAATAAAAGTTATTCATACATATACGACTGATGATATAAAATCAATACGCCAAAATACTTTTAGTGCAACTGGTATATCTACATTTAATGCTGACACAGTGTTATATGATAGAGTATTGCCTAATTTTTCCATTACTGATCAATTAAATGTAATCAATAACAGTGCTAGTGTTAATAATAGATCTTTTGCAGGAGTGGGTCTCAATACAGGTGCAATCATATCTTACAATAATGGTACTATAGGAAATGATCCACATTTCAATAAAATTGTATCAGGATTAGATGGTGATGGCAAAACTATTACATTAGGCTCAGTTCAAGATGTTACTGGTATAAATGAGGGGTCAACTTTATCTGGTGTTTCAACATCATCTTCTTTTAGAATAAAAGTCCCTAGAATATTAAATTTAGAAAATTCTGGTATCTATTCAAAATTACCTAGAAAAAATATATCAAATATCAATTCATCAAACTCTAATTTAATAATACAAAGACAAATTGCAAATCAGACTGTATCAAGCAATTCTTTAACAATAACATCTCAAGCAGGTTTAGATGCCTCAGCTGGTATTACTAGTGCATTTTTTGAACCATTTGATACTGAGAAATATTCAATAACATATCAAGATGGTACTACTGAACCATTAACATCAGATCAAGTCTCTATTACTAACGATGGAGATAATATAACTTTTAGTGGACTTCAAAAAGGATCTGCTAGTTCAGTTACTGTAGGAGTCACTCTGAAAAAAGTAGGTGCATTTAGTAAGTCAAAAGATTATATCAGAAGTCAAGAATTATCTGTCACTCGAACATCAGGTGTTAACACACTTAATGGTTTAACAATACATGGTGGATATGGACTTAGAGTTGAAGATAAAGAAATATCACTTAATGTTCCAGATGTTGTAAAAGTGATTGCAATTTATGAATCAAAAACAAATGCAGCACCTACTCTTGATAAACTTAAATTTATTTCTGGTTTAAATTTAGATACATCTACAATAGTAGGTGAAAAAATAGTTGGTACGGAAAGTAGAGCGATTGGTCAACTAGTATCTACTCCAAATGCATCCGAAGTAAGATTTGTTTATCTAAATTCTAATAAATTTACGACTGGAGAAATTGTTCAATTTAGGGAGTCTAATATTGAAACAGTATTACAAGTAGTAGAAGAGGGTAATTACAATAACAGAACAGAAAATTACATTTTAGATAAAGGACATAAAATTCAATATTCTGATTACTCAAAAATTGTTAGAAAATCAAAAGTAGGAATTCCATCTAGACAATTATTAGTAATATTTGACAAATATCAAGTAGCGAGTGGTAATAGTGGAGATTTCTTCTCAGTCAATTCATACACAAAAGAAAGATTTTCAAAAGATATACCTATTGTTGGAAATGAAAGAGCAACTGATTTAATTGATTTTAGACCAAGAGTAAATGAGTTTACTGTTGGAAGTTCATCAAAATCACCATTTGCATTTATAAGTAGAACTTTTGAATCAACAAATCCATACGTATTCACTCCTAATGAAAGTTCTATTATCGGGTATAGTTATTATTTACCAAGAGTTGATAAATTAGTAATCAATCAATTTGAAGAAGTTCAACTTATA